ATTTTTTCCTTATGAAGAAGGGGGGCAAATGCCCCCCTTTGTTACTGGATTTTTCGGATGAACCCGAAGATTTTCAAATCCGGTATCCCCCCCTTGATGCTTGCACGCTGTTGCGCGTGTTCATCTTGGCCCCCGCGCGAAAATTTCTTTTCGACTTGCGGGAGGACATTTTCCGCCTGAATCCCATATCGGATCACCTCCTTAGAGAGTTGTACCACGGGAGGAACCTCGAGTAGGGGGCAAGCTTGCCCCCGAGCCCCTTGTGGAAATGTTGTTCTTGTTTCGCACGCTCTAAATCTAACGCCGAATGGCTGATTTCGAGCTGGAGTTTATCCCTTTCTTTTTCGAGTACCTCCAATTGCTTTTGGACGTTCAGTTTTTCGAGGTCCGTTTTGTCAGCGCGTTGGAGAGTGTCCCTCCATTGCGCTATCATGAGGTTGAGTCGATTCTGGCGGGTGAGGAGCATGTCGTTACGCTCCTCATTTTTGAGAGCAGCCGCGGAATTTGCATCCGCGGTCTGAGCATGCACTTGCCCTACCTGGGCGCGCATGAGTTCCGATTCCAGCATCTTGGAAAGGGGGGCCTGCGGGGCAACCTGAGCCGAAGAGCCGGACGGCGTAGACGCGCCGGGCCCCCCTTTCGCTGAAAGAATCGGATTGAGTCCGGCTTTCGCCATATCGGCCATTTCCCTCTGATGGGCCGTATTGGACATGTTACGTTGGAATCGCCGGTTTTGTCGTGCTTCATGCACGTTGAATGCGGACGTCGCAAGACCGATTCCGAAGTCTGCGAGTCCTGCCGCTATGCCCGCGGCGGGGCTGGACGCTTCCGGTTCCATTTTAGAACCTGTCAATCTGACCAGGCACGCTGTAGACCGGCATCGGCCGGGCGTGCTGCAGGTCGAAGTAGCTGTCCAGGATGATTTGAGGAAGCGGGAGTTCCGTGGTTCCCGGAACAGCGATGACCCGATCCAACGGAGGGTCATCGGGTATGAAGTTGGTGTTGAGCGGAGGAATAGCCCCGAAGTCGGAGGCGAGATGCCACGCATCGAGGCTGTTGTTGGCGTTGCTCCGGAACTGGCCCGTCACCATGGACGGGAAATAGCGGTATTCCGCCCACCGTTCCTGGTAGCCGAATACGCCGTTGGCGTTGGTGCCTCCTCCGGGGTAATAGATTTCCTTGTTGAGAACGGCCTGTTCGCCCAGATGGGCGAGGGCCGGGATGTAGAAGTCGAATCGCGTGCGACGGCTCCACAGCTTGCGCATGTTGGCCTGATACGTGATATCGGCCCGCACGTTGACGAGGCCGATGACGTAGCCGTGTTCGACGAAGGATTTGTTGAAGCCCGCTTGGGAACCCACCTGCGAATAGGCGGAGAGGTTTCCCTGCGGGGTGTCGTTGGTTTCGGAGGTCTGCGCGACGGCCTTGACGTCGACGCGCTGCGAGTAACCTCCGAGGTACTCCGGACGCTGGAGACGGAAGTCCGGAGAGGTAACGCCCCAATGGGCTTTGAGATGCTCGACATAGCGGGTTCCCCCGCGTGCGTCGCGTTCCAGGATTTTCTGGAACTGGAACGCCTGCCGGAGCTGGTTGACGGTGATTGCCGTTGCGGCGGAAAGGTCCGCCACCATGCCCGAGGCTGCCGGATTGGTGGTGAGTCCGATGGACTGCGACTCGGCGATAGGGTCGAATGGACCCGTAGTTCCCGCGCCCGTGTTGTAGAGATTCGGTGCGGCGCGAACACCGTACGGCGTGGCGTCGGTGGTGTACATGCCGAAGAATTCGTCTGCGTTGCTGAATCCGATGGTGTCCCCGTTTCCAATGACCGGGGCCGTATCCGCGAGTCCGATTTGGACCGCGTCCCCCTTCTGAGGCCAGGGGAGGCAGGAAGTGAAATAGTCATGGCGCTTTCCGCGCCTTGCGATGGGGTACATGCTGATCCCATCGGGTCCGTCCCCGAGCGGGACGGAGAGTTTGTTCTGGAAATTCTGGTCACGGAACCATTCATTCCAGATCAGATTATAGGCCCTGAAAGGCAGGGCCGACGGATAGTCATCCGTATCGATTGTGGTCTTGACGGGAAGCCCGAAGTAGTCCGGGAGACTTCCCTCTTGGAACATGCCTATCCACTCGCCTGACGGCTCCGTTTGCAGTTGCGGGATGGTGAAGTCGATGCTGTCCCCGACGTCGTCCTGGGCGCCGTTGAAGCGTTCCCAGTTGGTCCAGACGAGCCGCGTGGGGACGAAGAAGAAGAAGCAGTCCAAGAAGACATTGTCCATGATGGGGAATATCATGGTGGAGAGCCGGGCGAACATGGTCGCCTTGAGCTTGAGGGTATCTCCGGGGAGGATTTCGTCCAGGAAGTAGGGAATGAGGTAGGAAGCGTCGAAGGTGGTCTTGTGACCATGGCTCCGATTGAAGACGGAGCGCTGCATTTCCGGGGCCGGAATTTTGCTGAAATTGTGGGTCATTACGCTTTTCAAGTTTTTCTCCTTCCGGGAACCTCCCGGTAACCATAAGATACCACTTTTTTAATAGAGAAGGGCCCCCCTTTCGGAGAGCCCTTTGTAGTGACTGGTGTCACTAAGCACTATTACATCAAGAGTCGAATAGTGCTATTGGTCTCCCTTCGGGAGCCCTGCGACCGGCGGAGCGGTCTTTTTGGCGGCCTTGGCGGCCTCTTCGGTCAAGTCCCCCTTGGGGGCCTTGTCCGATTCCGCAGGGGCGGGAGGGGCCGTTTCCGGCCGTTTGGGAAGAAGTCCGAGCTTTTCGGCCTCTTCCTTGTTGTTGCTGTCCTCCATCCAGCGGATAAGCTGGTAAGGGTCGTTTTGGAAACGACTGCGCAAACGCGCAGGGAGGGAAGCGAACATCTGGTCCATGCTCGCGATTTGGTTCCTCATTTCGAGGAAATCGATGGACGTATAGTCCCCGAATTGCGGACGTCGCGTGGCGTTGGGGTTCCCGAGGATGCCGGTCTTGCGATACCGGCTGACGATGGTGTTGATGTCCGCATCGTTCTTGAAATTCTGCTGCGCGGCGGATTCGCCGGCGGGGATGCGGGCGGCCCGGGGGGCCTTGTTGAAAGCGGTGCGGATAATGGGCTTCTTAGCCATGATTTGCCTTCCTTTCATCGATGAGGGCGAGGAGTTCGGTGACGAGTTCGGGTCCCTTCTGGGGAGGCAGGGTTTCCCCTGCGAGGTCGTCGAAGGTGCCGACCTTGAAGAGCGCGTAGTCCTGCGCGAAGCGGACCAGGTTGGATTTGGGGTCGTCGAGTGCGATCGCGAGATTGCGAAGAGCGACGACGATGGAAGTGCAGAAGAACGGGTTTTGGAATAACCCGATTTTCTTGTCTTTGATTGCGTATATCTCGATTATCACGTGAAGCTCCTTTTTTGAGTTTAACCTACGCCGGGGGCGTGCGTTGCGTAACTACGTTACGCATCCGCTGATATAATAATACACACTTTTACATTTTTCGTGTGAGATTTTTGATTTGCTGTTTTTTAACATACTCCCGGATTTTGAGTTTTTCGGTCGTGTTGTTTTTCCAGCTTTTAGCTTGTTCATCCTTTCGGATAGATTTGATTTGTTTGAATTGCTCAGGATTAGCCAATTCATAACGGTTTGAGTAGAACTTGGGAGGCTTGCACTTGAGTCCGTCACGAATTACAACATAATCGTGCGGGAATACGTCTGATTGGTATTTTTGTAACCATGTTGCCCCGATTCCGGGGCGTCTCGACATGCGGATAAATTCCGGTTCGATTTTAAGCTCGGTATAGATTTCGGCCTGTTGCCCGAGTTTCTTGTCTACGATGTAACGGGCCACATACGCCGCAGACTCGAAAGTAGCATTGCCAATAATGCAATGCCCATGAGTCCATATACGATTGAGGCTATCACTAGTATAAAGGTGATTATCGCCCGAGGTAGTGAAATACTTTTTGTCTTTGAAATCAAAGCCAAAAATAAGGGCGTGATAGTGAGGCCGATGAGTGACGCCACCGTATTCACCACATGCGAAAAATCGGATTCCATTTCCGAATTCCTTTCTGAGCCTTTTCATGAAGAGTTGTAGGTCCCGTGGATGAAGCGTCGGGATTTCGCTTTCGTCCTTATAGACGAGATGTTCATTGTCATAGGTGAGCGTAAGAAAGCAGTTGTCCTCCTTCATTTGAATTTCGTGTACACAGCGGATGGCCCATTGACGAGAACGCTCAAGACGGCAGCCGATACAACGGCCGCAAGGGACCTTTTCTGAACGGTCCCGGTAACCGTCGCGTAACCCTACGAGAGGCCACTTTCCAGTTTCTTTATTTGGACCGAGCCTTGACTTATAGAGCGTTACAGGATAATAGCAGGGCATTTTTTCCTTATGAAGAAGGGGGGCAAATGCCCCCCTTTGTTACTGGATTTTTCGGATGAACCCGAAGATTTTCAAATCCGGTATCCCCCCCTTGATGCTTGCACGCTGTTGCGCGTGTT